CTTTAATGTACCTAACTTTGTTGTAATTGATTGTTTTTTTGTAGTCATAATTATCTCCTTTCGACTAACTGTCGCCAAGAAGGAATTCTGTGATAGAATAGCTGTACTCTTTCTGTTGTTAGTTTGAGTGCTGAGCCTGCCTAACGGTGGGCTCTTCTATTATTCACCAAGCTCCTTAATCGCTTTTTCAATCTTTTGTTGAGCCTTCATGGTAAGAGCCACTTTATCATTTAATACAAGTGATACAAATGATTGGCTATACCCTGTATGCTTTGTGACTTGGTTAACAGTAACCCTAGCTAAGACCATCTCAGCTCGTAATTCTCTGCCACTTTTATCACCAGCAGGCTCTTTTAATGCTGCCATAGGCTATCCTCCTTTCTTACTCACTTAACATTTCTTGTAATGACCTATCACATTCCTGTGCATAGGTGTTTACTGCAGTCCAGTCAAATGTTGCTGGCTGGTAGTCATCAAATTCTTCTGCTGACATACTAGTTATGTTGTAGACGCTTATACGATCAACTTCATAATCATAGTCTGTATCGTCATCTAATCTCATTTCATCTCCATCTTCATATCGCATATTCTCAATAAATAACCAGTCACCAGTGACTTTAAATTGACTATCTGCTGTAATAAGTTCTGGATATGCTGGTATGTGTACACCTCTATCACCAAACCAATTTCGTATGTCTTTGTATGTTTCCATAATAAGCTCCTTTCTATACCGCTGCTTATACACTAACTGGTGTCATACCAACACCAGTGAGACGATGTATAAACTGCACCATCTCATCTGGGGTCATGTCTGAGTAAAACACATCATTATAATCCCAGCCTCGTGTATTTGGATGACGTTCACCAACAAATGCTATTGAACGCATTTCATCTATACCTGTAAGCTCCTCACATCTTTCCTGAGATGCTTTGTATGGGCTGATTCGAATATGGTCGACATTTACCATTGTGTAATCTTGCACACCATCTCTATCCCATTGGTATAATCTAATAAATTTAGTCATTGCTGACTCCTTTCTGTTGTTGTATATAATGTATCATTGTATAATAAATATTGCAATATAAATAAATAGTTATTTACAATTATTTTTTATACATCACCTTTGATATTTGTGACTGTTCTGCTATACTGTGAGCAAGCTTTTTCCACATAACAATATGCAATCAAATAACCCTGACGGTCTTACTGACGAAGATAATGCACCTGTGAATTTAGATTTTGTAGATGACGTCGCAGAAAATCTTGTTAAAGCACCTATTACAATTAAAACTGGCAGACCAACAAAGCTTACTAACAGAATGATCGAACATACAGCAAGGCTGTTTATGATAGGTGCAAGTATTGCAACCGTCTGTGAGTTTTTAGTCATATCAAAATCAACCTTTTATGAATGGAAAGAAAAAGGTCAAGAAGAGGATGCAGATAAGCTATACAAAGACTTTCTGTACGCATGTAACAGAAGTACTGGAGTCCGGAAACTCAAGTATATTGAGTTATTAAATAGCGCAATAAAACGTGGTGAAACGCAACACATATGGAAAATGTTAGGGTCTCTTGAGCCAGAAACATATCGTGAAAATAACAAGCTGCAATTAACTGGTGATGCAGATGAACCAGTTCACTTTGAAATATTTGAACCTGATTTTGGAGAAACTAATATTGACAACAACAAGAGCATTTAAATTAACGTCAATACAAGAATTATTTTACCCTAAACAACGTAATGCAGTTTTTAATGATTCACGTTTTGCTTGTATTGAAGCTAGTACAAAATCTGGCAAAACCGTCTCGTGTTTGTATTGGATTACTAGATTAGCTATAAAAAACACTATGGGATTAAGACATTACTGGTGGGTAAGTCCGACTTTAGGACAATCACGAATTGCGTATAAAAGATTAAAGCAATGGTTAACTAAAAATAAAACAAAATTTCAGGCTAATGAATCCTCTTTAACAATTTCATTTGATAACCATTCAGTATTACAGTTTAAGTCAGGCGAACACCCCGATTCATTATATGGTGAGGACGTGTATGGAGCAGTCATTGATGAGGCAAGCAGGTGCAGAGAAGAAGCTTGGCATGCTGTTCGGAGTACATTGACAGCCACTAATGGTCCAGCACGATTAATTGGTAACGTCAGGGGTCGTAAGAACTGGTTTTACCATTTGTGCAGAAGAGCAGAATCAGGATTAGACAACTTTCATTATGCAAAGATTACAGCAACTGATGCAATTGAGGGTGGTGTATTAAAACAATCTGAAATAGCAGAAGCAAAAGAAGTGTTACCACTTGCTGTTTACCAAGAACTGTATGAAGCACAAGCATCAGATAATAACGCTAACCCATTCGGAGAAGCAGCAATCAGAGCCTGCGTCGGTGCATTGAGTACTGATGCACCATTTGTGTATGGGGTTGATCTTGCTAAAAGTCAGGACTGGACAGTCATAATCGGGTTGGATAGCAGTAACAGAGTATGCTTTTTTGAGCGATTCCAGATGCCCTGGGTCGAGCAGCGGAAAAGATTAATAGAAATAATAGGCTCAACAGATTGCATTATAGACAGCACAGGAGTCGGTGATCCGATTACTGAAGACTTACAGCGAGTATTACCGAGAGTGGAAGGATTTAAATTTAGCAGTTCAAGTAAGCAACAGCTGATGGAACTACTCTCAACAAAGATATCAACCAAGGCTGTCACATATCCAGATGGTGACATTGTCAGAGAACTTGAACAGTTTGAGTATGAATACAGTAGAACAGGGGTTAAGTATAGCGCACCGCCAGGACTGCATGATGATTGCGTGATGGCGTTAGCGTTAGCATTGAAGGGGCAAAATAATGTCCCTGGGTTAGGAGTTTGGTAATGCGGTGTAAAGCATGTAACAGAAAACTAGCAGAGGTAGTGACGAAAGGAACCATCATCGTCTGTCGGTGTGGTCACGTAAATAAATGGTAAAGAAAAATAGCTTAGATTTATCTGAATCAAGCAGAGTACAACTTGATATCAAAACGTTGATTGGTATCGTCGGTGTCATCCTGTCTATTGCTGGTGTGTATTTTACGTTGCAAGGGCAGTTAGCACAGTTGCAACTTGATGTCATTCGGATGCAAGATAGCACATCTATGAATACAGAGTTCCGTATTAAGTGGCCACGAGGTGAGCTGGGTGCCTTGCCAGATGATGCGGTACAAGATCTGAACATTGAATATCTACAAAAAGAAATAGCAATATTAAAAGAAGATATCGCTGAGCTTGAAGAAGAAGTAGATGAATTGAAGATCAAAGGCTCAGATTTAATTCGATAGAAAGATATAGTATGAGCGTTCGTGTCTTTTCAATGTTTAGTGGGATTGGTGGATTTGAGTTAGGCATACAACAATCAGATATCAATACAGAACTTGTTGGTTATGCAGAGATAGACAAATATGCAATATCAATATTTGAGAAACAGTTTACAGGAGTAACAAACTATGGCGATGCAACTGCCATTACAGCTAGCAACCTCCCTGACTTTGACCTCTTGGTTGGAGGATTTCCGTGTCAAGCATTCAGCATTGCAGGTAAACAGCAAGGATTTAGTGACACACGAGGAACGCTCTTTTTTGATATCGCACGGATTTGTGCAGAAAAACGACCCAGATATTTGGTACTTGAAAATGTTAAAGGTTTACTTAGTCATGACGGCGGACAAACTTTCCAGACAATACTTAGGGTTCTCGCCGACTTGGGGTATCGAGTTGAATGGCAGGTACTTAACAGCAAAAACTTCGGAGTTCCCCAAAACAGGGAACGAGTGTTTATTGTCGGATATCTTGGAGAAAAAAGTGGACGACAAATATTTCCTATCACAGGAACAAGTAAAATTTTTACTAGAAAAATAATAGATTATGAAGTTCGTTCAGTACTAACGCCACAAAGAAAAAAGAAACGCCAAGAAGGTAGACGATTTAAAAATGACGGTGAACCTAGTTTTACGTTAACTGGTCAAGATCTCCATGGCGTCATGTTACAACAATTAAACAAAGCAGAATCACAAGGCAATCGTATATATGATTCATCTGGATTAGCAACCACTCTTGCATCACAAGCTGGAGGATTAGGTGCGAAAACAGGACTATACCACATTGATACACAAGTACGAAGACTGACACCGACTGAATGTGAACGATTGCAAGGCTTTCCAGATGAATGGACAGCAGGGTTATCAGATACGCAAAGATATAAAACATTAGGCAATGCAGTGACGGTGCCAGTTGTCACAGCAGTCATGGATCAACTTGTTAGAACATTTATAAATGATAAAGCGTCTACACACTTGACAACATGATCATAATATTGTAGCTTGTGCATATGTCGGCACAGGACACGTTCGCATAAGTCCAGTTTGGATTTGTGCGTATGCCAACCTGGTGGCCTTTTTCTAAAGACGACAAGCAATATGAAGCAAGTGTCTCTATTCCTGTTGGCACAGAGAGTTATGGCTATTCACAAGCACCACAAGATTACAAAGCCTATGGCAAAAATGGCTACAATAAAGATGAACTGATCTATGCCTGCATCAGAGAACTAGCAAACGCAGCAGTTGAGCCTCGGTATTTTATCGAAGGCTATAACCGAGATAATGAACCATTTGAAGTTCCAAACTCACCACTCGGTGATTTACTCTACAAACCAAATACAACACAAGATTTATATGAGCTGGTAGACCAGATGATTGTTCATCTATATGTATCAGGCAATGCATATTTGTTTAAAGAACGAGGTCAATCAGGGAAGATAGTCCAAGTATATCTACTCAGGCCAGATCGAGTCTCTATTAAATCAACTGAAAAAGATGGAGTTATAGGATATGAATATGATGTTGAAGGCTCAACCTATACGATTCCGCTATCTGACATTCAACATCTTAAGCTCGGGGTTAATCCAAATAATGATTTGTATGGACTGTCTCCACTTACAGTTCTTGCAAGTACGATTAACCTCGATCTTTCTATGACGCAATATGCCAAAGCATTTTTCACAAACGCTGGTGTGCCCAGTGGTATGTTGAAACTAAAAAAACGATTAACAACACAAGAAGAAGCAAATACAATTAGATCGAGATGGCGATCGCAGTTCTCTACACCTTCCAACTATAACTCTCTTGCCATACTTGACGAAGACGCTACATATGAACCTCTTTCAACTACTCCTGCTGATATGGCAATGCGTGATCTTTCCGATAAAGTAGAGACTCGCATATGTATGGCTTTTGGTATTCCTCCAATTGTCATTGGTACGAATGTGGGATTGGCAAGATCTACTTATTCCAACTATAAAGAAGCACGCAGAAGTTTCTGGGATGAGACAATGATTGGTTTGATTAATAAGATTACTCGTTTTCTTAACTATGCGATTGCTGATGAGTACCCAGGCAATGAAAAGATTGCCATTGATTATGCACAAGTGCGCTCATTGCTTGATGATAAAGATTCATTGACCACACGCATTAACACACAATTTACATCAGGCATTATTACACTGAATGAAGCCAGAGAAAACCTTGGGTACGACCCTATTGAAGATGGATCGATCAGAAGATTGCCGTTGAACATATTAGAGCTGGGCAACGTAGAATCGAACATCAATGTCGAGCAGTCGCTTTTTGTTGAACAGCAAAAGGCGATTACTCCTCCTAAAGACTTAATGCCACGAATGAATGAACGAGAAGCAAGACTGTATAGAAACATGCTCAATGTTGAATTAGATGCTGTTGCATCTTTAGAGCCAAAAATTGCACGACATTACAGAAAGATGAAGCGTCAGGTTGATGGAATCCTCGGTCGTTTCCTAGAACAGGAGCTCGATCAAGCGACTGAGGAAACCAAAGTACCTGGCGACTATCCATTTGTGGTAGAAGAACTCATACCAGCAGAGGCAGAAAATGAATTAGTTGATATTTTAGGTGCAGCCTATGTGGCGATCGGTGTTAAGACATGGCAGACCATCGGTGAATCTGGTCTTGTTGGTGAGATACCAGTCGATCGAAGAATCATTCAAGCGAGACTACAAAACATTCCAGTAACATCTGCTACAGAAATCCATGGGACAACACACCGTGCAGTTAAACGTGCCATTGATATCGGCAGAGACAAAAAGTATACAATACGTCAGCTGGCACAAGGTGTCGTGGCTGATAACTTTCCTGGCATTTCAAGCATTGTTACAGAAAGCTATAAAAACCGACCGACTCGTATCGCTAGGACTGAGATGTCAAGAGCGCAGTT